TGTGTCAGCATCATGGAAGAGCCTCTTACCGTCTTTGTCTCTGGCCTTCGTTATAATACTTTCAACCAATGCTTCGATGGTCTTACCTTGAGCTTGTAATTCCAAAACCTTGGCTTCGTCTTTAAGTGGATATGTTGTTCTGTAAAAGATATCAGTGCCCCACTCCTCGCAATGATATTTCTGCATCTCCCCACCAATGCTTGTTTGGTAGTGTTTGCTTATTTTGTCTGTTATACTCATTATCGTGTTCTCCTTGACCTATTTTTAGATAGGACCTCCCGTATGGCCGGTCGTGTCATGCCGTTAGGGGCCTGTTTCGAATAACCTGCGTCTAAACGTTCGATGTATGGTTGCTTGTTCCTAACTTGGTAGCTAGAATTAGACTTCTTGTCCATACGCCAACTTCGTTTAGCACGACCAGAACGAACTGGTGTAATCTTCTTGATACTATCAAAAAGATCCGTGGTTATCGAGCGAACTATCTGATCAATTGAATTTTTTAGACCAGCAGTTGCTTTTGTCGAATTGAATGATACATTCACTTTTAACATCGTTATAAAACTATTATAACTCCGCTCTAGTTAATGCACCACTTCCTGTGAATGATACCGTAGCTTCTACGATGCCATCAAAGTTTGCAGTGATTGTGTGATCGGTTATGATTACATTTCCGCTTAACTTGATTCCAGTTGTCTCACCAGAAGGGTATAACTCGATGGCAGTAGGATCATTTCCTATTGCTGAAAAGAGTGCTGTTTGACCATTCTCGTCATTGTCTCTGAAATAAAGGTCCATTGAACCAGTGTATGAAGTCTTGCCGGCAATATATGCTCTGCCTGTAGTCCCCATGACTGTTGATTCAACGGCATCTGCAGTTTGAGAAATTTCAAATCCTCTCACAGATGCAACGACAGTAACCGCCGACGCATCACCACTGAACTTAACTACACCGGCTTCGCCTGTGTATGTTCCTGTATTAGTCGCCATTGTTTGTCTCCTTTGTTATTGATAGACCAGGTGAACTTTGCCCCAATCTCGCTTTTAATTTGACAACCGTTGTGTCTGTATCAACCTTGGTAGGTCTCCTACGGACATTTTTGATTATCGATGGTTTTGAAAAAGTCCAACCATCTTTCTTGTGTGATGAGACAACCTTGTTGTCTATCACCTTTGAAACTTTACCTTTCCACATTAACATGGACATATTACAATACTCCTTTTTTGTATGTGTATCTAACATTCACGCTCACTATGACCTCACCCAATGGTGGATCCCTGTCAACGACCTCTATACCTATGACCTGTGTTGATACATTGTGTATGTTGGCTGATGATAATGTTAAATCTCTGTTCCTTGAAACCTCAAGTGTTTCTTCAATTCTTTCTACTATCTCGTTCCTGAGTGTGTCTATCTGTGTGCCCCTCACATAACATCTAAGTTGGAACTGTATGCTACCCAGTCTCTCCGTTGACGTGATGTCTTCCCTGTCCTCGTTGGCAGTCACCAACAGTATCGCGGGGAACTGCGTGATGGCAAGCTTCTGCACATCAAATATCTCCCTAGATATGTGGTTAGGTGCCGGATCAGTCATGTTCTCCAACTGTTCAAATATGTTGATTGCTATGTTTTCTCTCGCTGACATTATCTAATCAACCTACCGTGATAAAATGCTTTCTTTTCTGATTCTTCAAATGTGCCAGATGAGTCAGCGTCGTAGTGGACGCCCTCCCTTAGGATGAGGTCTAGTTCTTCCGAGGCCTTGTCCTTGTAGTAATTCATTTTGTTTTGGAAGGAATCTCCGTCTGGATCAAATGTAGACAATCTTGGATATATGTAATCTCCCAGCACCTTGTAGCAGGCCAATCTAACGAACTGTGCATTGTTCAATTTGCTCGCAGTCAGTTTGGATGCTGTGTTGGAAGCTATCGTTATATTTCCATCAGAAATGTTGGCTGTGGGCCACCATTTTATATTCAGTAGTCTGATTATGTCTTCGTATGTTTTTGAGTGTAGGTCTGAAAAATCCTGTATTCCATACTTGTGGATGTCAGGTTCGTATTCTTTCAGGTTCGTGTCTGTTGCGAATGTCGCCATTGTTAAAGTCCTTCTTTAAATTATTCCAAGAGGTCCTTCCTCTTGCAATTACAATTATTTATTGGATTATGGACTGTGTGCCGTGCTTTGGTGCCGTCCACTCCCAACAATCCACATAGTCAAGGACGGCATCTTTACTTAAAAAAAAAGCCCCATATTGCTACAGGGCTTTTCTAGTATGAGCAAGGATTTCTCCTTAGTCGTTAAAACTACTCAATTGTTGAGTCGAATGATCCTCTGATACCTGCACCATCGTATAACTCACCAGTGGCGTAGATCGCTGAACCAACGATGTCAAAACCTCTTAAAGTCGCTTCTCTCTGAGATTCGATTTTAATGTCTTGCATAGTTGCCAATGCGATTGCATCTCTGTGGAAGATTCCACAACCGTAGTCACCAGCAGTTGAACCATCTGCTAGGTTCACTAGAGATGATTGGTATACTGGAACTCCACCTAATGTTCCCATTAGGCCATTTGCTAACGCACTGTTACCAACTTGTCCAGCCGGAGCCGCGAAAGTTGAAGTAAGAGTTGACGCAACGTCAAACGCGATGTTCGGATGTAGCACGATCGCACAATCGTTTGATGTGTCGTATCCGTTCGATCTTAGTTTTGCTATTGCTTCAAAAAGTTTAGCCGCAGTAGCAGTTCCTGATAGACCTTCGCCAACGCCGCCAACAACACCTGAGAAAGTGTTGAAAGATGCCATCATGTCAGTGTCCATTTTTCTCGCAATCGCTTCACCGAATAATTTTCCGATGTCAGCAACAACATTAGATGCTGATGCCATGATTGAAAGATCTGAAACAGTTGCTCTTAAACCAACTTCTGATACCGTTAAGGTAACGCCGTCAGTTGAGATTGCTGTTGCAGTTGGAGCCGTAGCTTCTGTCATAGCCGCCGCTGTTTGGTTAGGGTAGATTGGAACAGTGATTGTTTTACCTTGTCCCGCAGGTATTGTGTAGTTCTTTACTAGACCTTTCATTAAAGATTTTTCAGACGCTACGAATAATGCCTCAGCCGTTATAGCCGGTAAAAGGTCATTAAGTGTTGTAGTGTTAGTTAGAGCCATTGTATGGTTCTCCTAGTTGTTGTGTTAATATTAGACTAGGCCGGACTTCTTACGATAGTCAGCATAGACTTTCCTATGTTCTGGATTGTTCATGTCCAGTTTAGTGATATCAACTTTCCCGTCTAGGTCAGCACTCTTGGTGTTTGATGTAGATCCAGCCCCTGGCATTCCTGGTTGCTGGAAGTGTGGATTTGATTTTAGAAATTCTGAAACTAATCCATCAACCGACAAAGGTTCACCCGTGTCACTGTATCTAGTCTGTCCAGTCTTTGAATCAATGATCTCGACCTGCCCTGCCTCGTCCATCTTTATCTGCTCTCTCACAAGTCTAACGACTTGGTCGGGATTAATGGCTTTCAATGTTGACGCCGCATTTAACAATGCCCCATCTACCTTGATCTTGGTCAGTTCACTTGTCAAACCTTGAATCTTATCTGCCGCTTTCGCCTGCTGATCTTTAAGAATCTGTTCAAACTCACCTTTCTTCTTCTGGATTTCTATTTTAGATTGCTCTTCTTTTTCAGCCAGTGTCCGATAGTGCTCAACATCTACACCTTCAAACTTCCTAGAGACCCTTGCTTCTTCCTTCTTACGAATTTGAGCCGCAATAGCATCAAGTTGTTCTTGGGTATATGTCTTAGGTGTTGATACCTCTTCCTGAGATGGATTATTTTTAGTGACTTCTGTTGGAGCCTCAGTAGCTTCAACTTTAGTGTCATTCAATGATTGTTCTTGACTCATCGTGTCTTACTCCTTTTTTTGTTCGCTCAAGGGTTGGATTACCCCCGTATGAATATATTTACCTGTCGTCCTGCCGTCTTTGTAGATAAAAGGATTTACGATGTCCTTGCCCTCATTCTGTGATGGTGCATACAGTGACAGCAGTTCAAGTCCCCTCTCGTGTGCCACCCTCTTCAACAGCACCAGTGCCTTCCTGGCCCGGATGGCGTGTCGCATGGATGGGTTGGCCATCAGCTTGTCGTAGTGGGTGAAATAGTCCAGACACAGCTTCTTGAATTGATCGTGCTTGGCACTCTCAACTGGCTGTCTGTATAATCTCCTCTTGACCATTCTATTTGTAGATGAATGGATCTCTCTTCTTTAGATCCTCTAACCTCTTCTTGTATGCTTTCTTGTCCTTGGGACAATTACAGTGTTCACATCTACAGCTGTCGCATTTGTCCTTGCAGTGTGATGTGTGTCCGCAACTGCAATTACCTTTGTTGGCTCCAAACACCCAGTCTGTGAATCTGTCAATGGTGCCAAAGAAGTTTGATAAAAAATTATCCATTATTCGTATAAGACCTCGTCCTTCCAACCTAGGTTGTATTGCTTGTTGTCCCAATGGTTGAGCTCTTGATCAGCCAGTGTCTTGAATCCGTGTTCCCTGTCTAGGTATTTGTAGTCCAACTTCTCGATGTCAAACTGTGCCAACCACATGAACACGTCCTTGATCTTGAAATTCTTGCAACTGTAGACATCCAACTGTATCAGATTCAATTCAGTCCATGAATGGAAAGTTATTGAACTGGTTGTTATGATTGCCGTTGAACTCCATCCAATGTTGCCCGGTTCCACGCAGTATGCCGAGTGCGGTCCTGACATGATCTCCATGTCTATGTGTTTGACGAGGTTGCTGATCTCTGCGTTCAACCTGTCGCTTGAATAACTGTAAAGCGGAGGTGAGTTGACCTCAGCCCTTACCAATAAGTGTTTGTGGACTAATTTTGGATTCATTTTTTTTATTTCCTTTCCTTGCTTTATTTAATGTCTCGAGATCTTGCTGTATCAAAATAGGTGCCGGTGCTGAATGACCTTTGTATTGTGGATGTG